CTTTGCGACCTGACCGATTAAAGCCAAGAACGCATCATTTTCTTTATTCCATTGTTCCATATCGGTCATGAATTAACTCCAACTCGTAAGGACTGAGATGTTGATATTGCAAGTAAGCAAATCACCTGAGACGGCACTAAGTACGGCTGGAGCCGATACATCTGTGACGTTATAGGTGTATGAGGATGCCGCGAGCAAGTTGAAGACTCGCACTACGTCATTCTCAATTCCATTGAGGTTGCCTTCGTTATCCAAAAGGGGAACCATAATTGATATTGTAAAGTTAGCCATTGGTGAAACTGTGTTACGCCATCCGTTAGATGGACTTATGTAAGGATCGGATGGTGCAACAATAACTGAATTCGCAATAGGTGTTGCAGGCGGAAATGAAAATACTGAGTAAAGTGTATTGTCTGTGAGAGCTGCTGCGATACCTGCGCGGAGTGTTGAGATGGCGGCCATTAGCCCACCATCGATCTCGGATCGAGATAAGGTGCAAGCAATCCACGAACGCGAGCCAGAAGGGTGTTTCCCATTCTGTAAGGTGAAGGCTGATAGCCATCGATAGTTACGCCGCCGCTTGATGGGGCTTGGCGAGACTGCCAGATGTCAATCGAGATCATAAGAGCAGCTTCTTGGATCGCTGGGACTGTTGAGGGATCGAGATAAGTATCTGCTGCAAGTAAGCCATAAGGGTTGATCGGATGGCGCGGAGTTACGGCGTTGTTGTTGCCAGTAATCGCATAAGTGATCGAACGGGTGTCTCGACCTGTAATGGTCTTTGATCCGTTGTGCTTAGACCCTGCGCCTGTAATGTTTACTGTCTGTCCGACGTATAGAACATCTACGATGGAATCTGCAAAATAAGAAGTGCCTGTGTTGGCTGTGTTGCTATGCCCAATAATTGAGAGAGTGTTTGCCCAAATGAAAGGCAGCAGGACATTATCTGCAGCGTCACAGACTTGCTGTAAAACTGCATCAGCGTAGAGAGTGCCAACGCCTAGGGCGGTGCGAAGCTCTGCAACTGTTGTCAATGCCATGCTCTGATCCTTTCTAAAGACTGGCAGGGTAGAAGGGCACTACCCTGCCAGCGACTTAGTTTGGCGAATTACGCCTTATTATTTTTAAAGCAACCAGCCGCCACCTTTGTGGCAATGGCACCAAAACCATAATAGCCAATGGTGACCTGACCTGCTGCTGTTGATTCAGCGCGTAGGCGGTAAGTTGGTGACTCGTACCATGTGTACGCATCTGGGTTTACGACGAGGATTGTTCCATCGCCATCGCCTGCGTTTGTAGGATCGACGTAGAGGTTAAGACCTGCGACGTTGCCTGTGAGTGATGTAGGTGTTATTGCTCCGCCTGCGTTCATTGGCTGGGAAGCTGTGTAGATTGGACGTCCTGCATCGTTAAGAGACATGATGTTAGACCATTGTCCTGTTGATACGACCATGTTACGTGCGAATGGATTTGGTAGTCCTGCTGTTGCGCCATAGACAGATGCTGATCCACGAGCAACGATTCCGAGGAGTTCGGCTGCTGTTGGGTAAGTAACTGTTGTGGTTGCATCTGCTGTTGCACCTGCGATGAGTGCAGCGTTTACGGCTGCGTTAGTTGTCTTCGCATAAGCTGCTGCCATGTTGCGGACAAGCTCATCAAAGAACGCTGGAGATGTACGATCAAGGAGTTCGACAGAAAATGTCTGCTGTCCTGCGTACTTCTTTACAGATACTGACAAGAATGCTGCATTCTGATCTGTGTCAGAGAATGCTGCGTCTTCTGCTGTTTCTGCAACTGTTGGCATTTGTGTGATCTTTGGAATCTCAAAAGTCATGCCTGCATCTGGAAGAACTCCGCGTGAGATCGCATCGATTGATGGACGGATAGTTGTACCGAGAGGATTGATGATCTCTGAAAGTTGACGTGTTGGCACAAGACCAGCGTTGTCAGTTGTGTTGTCCGCTGCTGCGATCCATTGACGAGCTGAGTCGTCTCCGAGTGCTGCGCGGATTGTGTTCTCTGCGTATTTTGCAGCTGTTAGTTCAATGCGTGGCTTTGAGTAAGCCATTGCTGTTACAGCAGGGCGAGCAGCTTCAACTGCGGCAGCCTCAACTGTAGGTGTTGCTTCGACTGCTGAAGTGGTGTCTTCCACGGGGGCTGTCTCGCTTTCTGTTGGTAGGGTTTCTTCTACGGCTTCATCCGATGAGGCCGCGATATCGGTGACCGCTGCAGATTTGAAAGCTGCTGCTTGCACCAAACTTACTTCGAGGAGGTCGGCACTCGATACATACAGCACGCCATTCTTAGGCTTGGCTGCATTGACCATGACTCCGACTGATAGACCAGTACGAAGTTCTTCGCTGGCTTCGATGAGAGCATCTGTGCCGCGTGAAGATTTAGATATCTTGAAAGAGGCAAAGATTCCATCCTCTGTCTCGTTAAAGAATTGAGCGCGGCCGATTGGCTGCTTAGGATCATGCTCAAGAAGGAGCTTCACTTTAGATGAGTCAGCGATATTAATCGCGCCACGCTCAAAGACAACGGCTCCAGCGGATGTGTTACCCACTTCGCCATTAAAGGGAACGATCTTTCCAGAGATAGTGCGCTCTGACGCATCTGCTGTGAGTTCTGCTGAGAATGTGAGCATCTCTTTCATTGCATGCCTTCGCTTCCATTAGGTGTTAGGTCTGTCATTTCCATGGCTTGTTCTTGAGTGATCAACTGGAGATCAAGCATCTCGCGAATAATAGATAACTCTACGAGTGGGTCTGTACGCAAGAAGTTTTTGTCTATGTCAAACTTCACGATGTTTCCGCGAGCTGTAATGTCATCCATTGAAAGACGATCTTCGATTGCTGAAATAAAAGGCTGTAAAGATAGACTCAAGAATTGCTTACGCTCATCTGTTACGTTGGCGTACGTCATGGTCGAATTTTGGTCGGCTGAGACGTAGTAAGGTGGGATATTGCAGAGACGAGCGATTTCGGTTGCTAAGTTCTGAATAGCCTCGTTATACATCATGTCTTTAGGGCTGAATCCGACTGTCTCATACTGCAGAGTAGAAGTGAGATAAGCCGTTGAACGATTTTGACGAGCATTTTTGAACGCTGCAAGCAAGCCCTGAACTTCTGCAGGTGGCAGGTCTGCGCCTGTGTTCTTGAGGTATCCCGTAGGCATTGGAGTCGCTGCTGCAATGACTGAAGCCTTCTGAATGTCCAGAGCTGCGCGGATTGTCGAAGTGCCTGTGTTAAGGATGCCATCACTTAGCGATTGGAATGTGATAAGTGAGCCGAGGCCGTCCATTGGAACTGTTGTGCCATCGATGGCGTAAGACTTGACGTATACATTGTCACGATCAAGTGTTGCAGTTACGCGACTGTTAGCAATCCACTCGAAGCGAGAAGGGCGACCATCTTCCTGATAAGTCTCTACAACTTGCCAGAATGCCTGTCCGTAAAATAGAAGTGAATCAACTGTGTAGGCAATAGTTACTGAACGAGGCTGAGAGTAAGAAGGCTGATCGAGCCATAGAGGCTTACCTAATTCTTCGCCTGTTGATTTCTTGTATAACTCAAGTGGGATTGTGCCGATTGTGCCAGCCAGAAGGTTGCGGCAGCGAGCTAGCGCCGGGACTCCCATTGCCTCGGTGCGTCCGACGTAGGCAAATTGGAACGGCATCGCATAAGGCGAATACTCACCTAGGACTTGCGGTGCGTACTGCGCTTCGATATCAGACTTTGGTGCTGCACCTGTGAGGCGCGAAAGGATACCCATAGAGGGCAATTATACACTACTCGGTGTAAATTGCTGCGATCTGTTGTGGTTTCATTAACATTGACACGACCATGGCTAAAGAGATTGGCGCAGATACATCGCCTGCGCTCTTACGTTTAACGATGCGCCAAGATGAATCGTTAGTCTTAGCCGCGCAGTTATTCATCTGTTTGATTAATTCTTCCTGCCCGTTATGCACGACGCGACTGTTTACCAGACCATCGAGGAGATCAGAACACGCCTGATAGAACTGCTGACCTGAGACATCCTGAACTATCTGACCAGCATTGGCCAATCTTTCAGCGATCGATTGCGTGGTGTACTTGTCATAACAGATCATCTTGGGACGATATTGATCAGCCCATCCTTTGATGTCAGCTGCGATCTTGAGATCATCTACCGAAACCTGCGACTCCCACGTCTGTAGGATTCCCACTCCGATTCTTCCGTCACCCATAATCTGACCAGCAACGAGGCTCGCGTTTCTGCGAGATGGAGATACATCGAAGCCAAATACTGTATAGCCGCCGATCGGAATCTGGAGCGAGGCATCGCTGGTCGCCTCAAGTACGCCATGAGGCCATGGACTCTGTAGAGAATCAATCCATTGACATAAAAGTTCAGTTCTAGTGTCTTCAATTTTATTAGTTGCAACAGCTTCTTCAAGGGACTCCTCTGTAATCGTATATCCAAGTGCAGGGTTGGCGAATGCCCACCCGTTGCGGTCTGTAATCTTGCAATACTGCGGCGCTGAATACTCATA